TCAGAAAGATATCGGCGCCTCATGCACATAACCCAAATGGTTTCCCGATAGCGCCGCGGGCATCGCCACCTGAAAAACCGAATTGTCCTCCGCCCGGATGTGAGCAATCGAGTAGCCACCCTCCCAATTGGCAATCCCCGCGCAATGAACCCACCCATCGGCAGGCGTCACAATGGGATTGCTGGTCGGTTTTCCATTCTTGTAACTCGCGACATCCAGTCGCACAGACCCTTTCTTGCAACGCAGCCACAGCATGAAAGTGATATTGCCTTCGGTCAAAGCGCCATACGCGGCAGCCGGGCATCGCCGGATGCCATCCACAACGTCCGGACTGTAATTCAATGCTCCGCAATTGAGTTCCGCCACATAAAACTCGCTGCCGTAGCGAAAATTCTTGCGTGTCGGAAATGCAGCCAACAATTCCTTGACTGGCGCAGCCAACTCACCGCTACCGCCACCATTGGTCGTATTGTCATGGATGAATTTTCCAGCACTGGCTATCGTCACCGACTGCGCATACGAGGGCTGCGTCAACGGAGAGAGCGCAAACTGGTTGTTGAACGCCACCGAAAATGGATTGTCATAAACCACGTCCAGAGAAATAAACCGGCCGCTATCGCGCACCAGATTTTTCCGGGTCATCCGATCAACGGTGATGCCATCGACAATCCCATACCCCGCCAGCGTGGTCGCCTTATCCGCCTTGCCCGCCAGCCTATTGGTGACCGTTGCGGCGAAGTTGCCATCGCTGCCCAGCGCATCGGCCAGTTCTTTCAAGGTATTCAGCGCGCCGGGCGCGCCAGCCACCACGCCATCGATGGCGGATTTCACATAGGCGACATTGGCCGCCTGCTGGCCGCCCGCATTCGCCGCCGGCGTCGGCACCGTCGGGGTGCCGTTCAACTGCAGACCATCCTTGGTGGCGCTGGCCACGCCCACGCCGGCCACTTGCAGGGATAGCAGGTTGGCCACGCCATCGATATCGCCGATGAACATCTGGTTGCTGGCATTGATGCCGGCAAGCCGGCCCACCGCGCCGCTGGTCGAGGTCACTTTCAAATACTCGACATTGCGCAACGTGCGCGAGCTATCCAGATTGCTGGCCAGCTCTGTTTTGCTGACACCATCGGCAATGCCATATCCCGCCAAAGTCGTCGGTTTGCCGGAGACGATCTTGCTCCAATCCAGCGCCGGCACATCGCCCGCTTGGATGGCACGGGCGGCGGTGACGCGCCCTTTGGCGTCCACCGTCACCTGGCCATAGTTGCCGGGCGCCACGCCGCTGTCGCGCAGCGTCAGCTGGCCACTGACATCGCGGCTGCCATCGAAGACGACATTCCAGCTGCCGTCGCCGGTCGCCTCGATCTTGCGCGCGGCGCTCAGCTTGACCGCGCTACCGGAGGGTTGCTCGCCGCTTTCCAGCTTGTCCACCCTCTCCTTCAGATGGACAGTGCGGTTGGCCAGCTGCTTGCCTTGCAGATTGTCGATGCCGTCCGGCCCGGCCAATACCGGGTCGGAAGTTTCCAGTTGATAGATGCCGGGTTCCCAGAACGGCTTTTCCTGCAGATTGGCCATCTTTTCCTCGCTTGAATGACGGTTGCGTTGCGCCGCCCCAAGCGGGAACGGCGGACTACGAGAAGTTCGTGGACCGATGTTCCACCGATCCGAACTTTCCGATGCCCGCATGCGCCACAGCCGCGCCCAAGCGCGGCCAAGGCCTCCATCTCGCAATGAAGTGCGTCCGGGCAGGACGTCATAATGCCAACCTCCCCTAGACCGGACTTTTAACGCTGTTTAAAAACGTACGCATCCCACCATGAAAAACCACAAACGCAATATCACACAGCGGGATAAATAGTTCTAATCGCGCACCAAAGGTAGCAGGCAAAAGCCTACCACCTATGCCTTGTGCATCACACTGGAGCCACAGGCCATTTTTCTTGACCGAAATCTGTTGTCGTCCTTGGCAAGTCCCTCAATGACTGGCGATACTCTGCCCAAGCCTTTTTCTTCTCCGGCGTCAATGAAACATCTGGCATTTGAGTCCAATCTGATGCAGCCAGCAAAACATTACGCCGTGTCCGCAAGCCAATCATCTTCTCACTTTCGAACACACCATCCCGATTGAATATATCGTTCATTTGATAAGACATGCTACGCTCCTCGAATATAACCATTTGCAATCATTGCATTAGAGATCGATATCATTGCATCCAAGTAAATATTGTATTCCGGGCGACCATCCGCAAAAACCAGATTACTAGTCTCCCCAGAATAAATTGCGATTTTTGTTGGACAGGAAGTCGTGATTTCGTATGTTCTACTACCTAGCAACCATATAACTGCTTGACTATTCACTGGCGCATTAGCAGCTGCCACTAGTGAGAAATTAGCTACTGGGGGTGTTTTATCAAAAATACCCCGGCCATACGAATACTCTGCAGGGTATAAAATTGGCGGCATACCTCCCCATTCTCCAGACATGCCTTTCAAGTGGAGATACATATAACCATTAAATTCTCCATATTTCTCCCGATCAAAATGAACATGACGCGCAATATGAATATCTCCCACCTGCCGGATTGGCAAATCAATTACCACGGGATACCAATGGTCTGGCGCGCCTCCAACCGTAATGGATTTTCTCTTGATATTCGCAAATAGAGATTCCGCTTGGGTCTGCCAATCGGTTGTTGTGGAAGACAAGTTTTGCAGGTCCTGCTTGCTTGCTCCATCAGAGATGCCATATCCGGCCAGCGTGGTTGGCTTACCGGTAGCAATCTTCGACCAGTCGAGCGCCGGAACATCGCTTGCAGTCATGGCCCTGCCTGCGGTCACCCGCCCCATCGCATCCACAGTGACAATGCCGTAGGTGCCGGCCGCCGCGCCGCTATTTGCCAACGCCACCGTGGGATTGCTCGTCTTGCCGTCGCCATTGCTCACCGTGATCCCTTGGCCGGCAACCAGAGTACGTACCGTCACCGAGCCAGGACCGGTGTTGACATAGAGACCCGCAGCTCCCTTCAGATTGGCCAAGGCGGCCAGGTCAGGACTGGCTGGCTGGGCGTCGGTGATGCCATACCCCGCCAGGGTGGTCGCTTTGTCGGCCTTGCCGGCCAGCTTGCCGTCCACCGTCGCCGAATACTTGGGATCGTTGTTCACCGCCGCCGCCAGCTCCTGCAGCGTGTTCAGGTTGGCCGGCGCGCCGGACACCAGGCCATTCACCGCATTTTGGAGATCGGTTTTGCTGGCGCCGTCGGCAATGCCATACCCCGCCAGCGTGCTCGGCTTGCCGGTGGCCACCTTGTTCCAGTCGTGGGCCGGCACGTCGTCGCCGCTCATTTGCCGCGCGGCGGTGACCCGGCCTTTGGCGTCCACGGTCACCATGCCATAGCTGCCCGGCGCCACGCCGCTGTCGCGCAGCGTCAGCTGGCCGCTGACATCCTTGCTGCCATCAAATGCGACATTCCAGCTGCCGTCGCCGCTCATCGTGATGTTGCGCGCGGCGCTCAATTTGACCGCGTTGCCGGCCGGCTGCTTGCCGCTTGCCAGTTCCTCGACCCGGTCTTTCAGATAGGCGGTGCGGTTGGCGAGCTGCTTGCCTTGCAGATTGTCCACGCCGTCCGGCCCGGCCAACACCGGATCGGAGGTTTCCAGTTGGTAAATGCCCGTCTCCCAGACGGATTGTTCTTGCAGATTGGCCATCAGGCGGTTCCTCGGTTGAATTGCTTGTTGCGGCGGATGACGCCGTTGTGGCGGTTGGCCACGGCTTGGTATTCCAGGCTGGCCAGCTGGCAGCGCGCCGGCGCGTACAGCGCCAGCATGCGGCGCAGCTGGGCGGCCTGGTCATTGGTGATGGGCTGGTTCAACAGCACCCGGTAGCGGTTCCAGCTGTTCGGGTCGCCGTGGACGTAGTAGCCGTTGCGGCGGATGAGGCCGTTGCGCTGCTGGCCGGCCAGGCCTTCGATCAATGTCACTTCGCCCAGGCCCAGGCGGCGGATCGCCTCGCGTATCGCCCACGGCGTGCCCTTGTAGCGGTGCAGCTCGTTGGCGCTGTGCAACAGCGCGCGCCGGGCGTCATCGGACTCGGCCAGCGTCCAGCCTTCCTCGCCGTGGATATGGAATTGCTCGGCCAGCAACGGCAGCAAATCCGGCTGCACGGTATCGATCAGATTGACCAGGAACACCGACAGATCGAGTTCCGGCACCCGCTCGGTGAGCCGGGACAACGGCCCGAAGCGCTGGTCGCGCGCCAGGATGGAGGGAACGGTGTCAGTCATCGCGCGCGCCTCCTGGCTGGGGATATCCGCCCGCCGACGGCCGGCGCGGGCGAAGGCCGGGTTGCAGATGCATGGAGACCTCCTTTGCTTGAACGGAAATGGGGATGGGACGGAGCGCGGATGCGGTCCGGGAATGGAGAGAAGAGGAATGGCGGCGGAACGGCCGCCGGAGAGCGGTCAGCGGGTTTGCATTGCTACGCGCAGCACGGCCAGCAGATGGAAGCGGCAATTCAGTTGAGCGGGCTCTGGCTGGCTAGGCGCTTGGGGACGGGATGGTTGATCCGGTTGGGAAGACGGGGATGACGCGCGCGCATCGGGCGCAGGGGGAAGGAAGGGGAACATGGATGGGCTCCTGGAAGCCGAAAGGGGCACTTCGGGGAAGGATTTGTCGCCGGAACGGCGAAAAAGAGAACGGCAGAAAGAAACTGAAAGAGAGAGTCCGTGATCCTCGTCAGGGGATGAGGAAAGCGGCGAAATCAGGAGACAAAAAGCTGAAAAGGATGGACAAGCAGATTTGAGAAGCATTGAGGGGAGCCGCCGGGCACGGGGGAGAAACCCGGCGGCAATCGGCTCGGAGGATGAGCCGACTTGATGCGAAGACAACGCGGGGCACGCTTAGGCCAAGCGTCTTGGCGCGCCTAAGCCCATGTGCTTACAACTCGATGCCCGCGTTTTGCTTGGCCAGCTGGTAGATCGCATCGGTAGTGGCGACCACAACCGCTTTCGCCGCTTCATGATTTTCCGTCTCCAGCGCGCGGGCCTTGCCCTTCAACCGCAGGTCGCGGATTTCGTACATCGCGTCGTCCCACATCGCCGCCTTGCGCAGAATGCTGTCGGCGGCCTCCTTGGGCCCCAACTTCGCCGCCTCTGCCCAACTTTTCACGGCGCGGGGCATCTCACCCTGATAATCCGCCGCCTTGAATGCCGCCGCCTCGCTGGCCGCACGGGCATATTCCAACGCTCGGAACGAGTCGCTCAGGATTCGCCGGCGGGCGAAATCGGCGGCCTCATCAATCAACCCGCCCGTGGCGGCCTTGGCGGCGCCGAATGGCAGTTGATCGAACTCGTAACCCGCGTAAGTCATCTCGCCGTAAGTCACGGTAATATTATAAAAATTCATGTCCACTCCTTATAGGTTTTTCAAATTAGTTCTAGCATTCACCAACGTCGCAGGATCTGTTTTTGCTGCGACTTGATGAATATATTTCCCACCAAAATTATCTGGGAAATTCACGCCATTACATTGCAAAACCAAGAAACCAGTAGGGCAACCGATTAGAGTTCCGATAAAATCATCCGGCGCTGAAATATTACAATTATTAAGTTTTAGCGATACAACAGCCTGCCCACCATCCATTGCCGAATTGACGAAAGAGGTAACATGATTCTTACTAGGGGCCGGAGCAACACCCGCAGAAGATGGCAAGACAAGATCAATATTATTTACCTCAACCGCCCCACCGCAACCACATGCGAACCGACCAATCCATGACTCATTGTTAGGTGATGGGTAATAGTCAGGAATAATTTTTACACGAGCCCCGCCATCCTTTATTCCTGAAAGTCTCAGATATCGACCATTCACACCCACACCAGTACGTAATGCGTAATCCGTCAGCAAAAAAACCGTACACACCCCGCCAACAGGCGTTAAATCCAAAGCCTTTTGAATAGTTGCAAAAGGGCTATTTCTTTCCCCTGCATTTGAATCCAACCCAGAGATTGCATCCACATAATAAGTTCTTTCATTTTTAGGAATGGTTGTTACTGCTCTCTCCACCGCCTTATCAATTTCCTGCCGCTTTCCGATAAAGGTGTTGATCAAACCATTCGTCGCCGCTACCAACTCGGCAATCTTTCCTTCCAAACTCATACGACCTCCTGAGCAAATACGCAAAAATTCACCACACAACAGGGCTTATAAAATTTTATATACTGCCCCACTGTCATTAATTTACTCTCTTAGCAAAACCTAATTTACACTTCAAATACACACACTCGGACTAAATACTAGCATCACAAGCTATTTAAATTCGTCAATACATTGCTTAGCGTAGCTGGATTGATACCCGCACTGGCACCTGAAATAATTCGACCAGCCAGGCTATTAGGCATTTCCGTATTGGAAAGCGTAAAAATAATGCATGCAGCCCAACTGTTGAAAATATTGCCTACAAATTTACCCGACAGAGGCAAATCCCATTGGCATCCAGACAGTCTGACACTAATGCACGGCTGACCCGCTCCTCCAGAAACAAAGAACATCGCGTAATAGCTGCTAATTCTTCCTGGTGGATTCGATCCATCCGGCAACTGAATGACCAAATCATATAGCTCCACGGTGGAGTTTCCATAGAACCAAAAACCACCCATCCGCGCAGACTGGTCCACATCATTGAAGAACTGCGCTAGCTTCAACCGCTTTTTCCCACCATTGGCGCGTATGGCAAGATTACGTCCAGAAGTACGGATATGATAGGAAACCGTATAATCGCTGAGCAGCTGAATTTGCGCCGTTCCTCCTGTAGGAGTTGCCTCGATCGCACGCTCAATCGAAACGAAGGGCGAAGCCTCGGTCCCCAGTCCATTTTTATCATCCCCCTTCAACTGATCGATATACCAAGTCCGCTCCAGCAAGGGGGCTGCGGCAATCGCCCTTGAAACCGCAGTATCGATCTCCCCCTTCTTCTTATTAAAGGTATTGATCAATTCATTAGTCGTGGACACCAGATTCGCCACTTGGCTTTCAACACTCATACTCAAGCTCCCAATGCATTTTTCGCTACGATATTTTGTAAATTAATAATCGAGGTGGAATTGGCTACCACCGTGCAAAGTAAATCCTCATGCGCCAAGGCATATTGCTGATCCAATGCTGTTACGCAGTCATCCATATTGGAAAACTTGCGGTCGGCCAACACCGAGATTTGTTTCAGAGCGTCCAATTGGTCATCACGCCGTACACCTCGTTGAAACTCGTTGATCTGAGCGGCCGCAAAACCAGCCAACTCCTCCGCCAAACTCAGGTTCAAGCCCGCGCCGGTGGACTGCACGGTCACGCAGTCGGCCGGCACACCGGACAGCGCCAGGTCGTAGGCCAACAGCAGCTGCATGCCGGCCTGCTTGTAGGCCAAGGCCTGGGTCGGATGGGACCAAATGGCCAGCGGCTGGCCGCCTTCCAAGATGAAGGCGACTTCGCGGATCCAGAACTCCTTGTCGTCGTCGGCCAGCGCGGTGAGGTGCAGCTGGCGCGGGCCTTCGCTCTTGCCGTCGGCGATCGGGTAGCGGGCGCGCTCGCGCTTGAGCATGGTCTGGCCGGCGCTGGGCGCGTAGCCGGCGTCGCCAAGGGCGATGTGGGTGATCCGCAACTGGACGCCGTCCTGGCTGGCCAGTTGGATGGCCTTTAGGCCGCTATCCAGAATGATGGGGATCAGCGGGGTGCTGCTCATCGGTTTACCTCCATATTGGCGCGCACCACGGTCAGCGGCTGAATGACCCCGGCCAGGCGCAGCGTTGAGAAAAGCGGCTTGGCCGGCGGCGGCTCGCAAGCGGCCTCCACCCGCCGCAGCGCGCGGCCCTGCAAAGCGCTAGCCAGTCGCAACGGTTGGTCGAACGCGGCGCCCAGACGGAAGCGGTAGGCGCTGCGCGCTGGCTTCACCTGGTCCACCATGCGCCGCAGGCGGCGATACAGCTCGGCGTTCAGCACCGGTTCGCCCAGCATCAGGTTGTCGTTGACCCAGGCCATCAGATCGAAGGTGTGCGGCTGGCCGGCCTGCTTTTCCTGCCACCACTCGGTCAATTTCACCTGCACGCCCAGCACCCGGAACACCTCGTTCACCGCCCAGCGCGTGCCCTTGTAGCGGTGCAGTTCGATCGCGCGCTTGATCAGCTCGCGCTGCTGCGTCTCGCTGGGAGCCAAGAGCCAGCCTTCGTCGCCGGAGACGTGGAACTGATCGGCCAGCAGCGGCAGCAGTTGGGGCTGCGCGCAGTCCACCAGGTTGACCAGCAGATCCAGCGTGTCGAAGCGGCCTTGCGTTTGCGGATTGGCCTCGTCCCCGCGCGGCACGCCCAGGCGGCGGCTCAGCTCGGCGAGCGGGCCGAAGCGGGCGTCCCGCGCCAGCAGGCCCGGCGTCGCGTCCTTAGCCATTGTTGAGGCTGTCCACGGTCAGGCCCGCGATGCCGTTGGTGCAGTGCGCCCAGCCGTAGGACGGCACTTTCTGGACGGCGGCCGGCTGCTGCAGATTTACCTGGTACACGCCCGGCACCGACAGCGCCGCCACCAGCTGCGAGGGCACGATGTCGTTGCCCAGCTTGGCCTGCTGGGTCTGCAGATAGGCTTGCAGCGCGTCTTGCGCCCGCTGCAGCACCTGCTTGGCGTCCGAGCCGGCGTAGAGCTGCAGGCTGGCGACGACCTGGTAGGCGAATTCCACCGGCGGCTTCACCGACACCTTGTCGGTCAGCGGCCGCACGCGGTCGGCGCTGCAGGTATTGGCCACCTTGGCCCGCAGGTCGTCGCTGGGCAGTCCGCCGCTCACCAGCGGATACAGCCAGACTTCGCCCGGCTGCGGCACATCCGCCGGCTTGCCGCCCTCTTCCAGGTTGTTGGCGCTGACCACCGCCACGTCGACGATGCTCTGGTCGGCGCGCAGCGCGTGGTGGCGATAGGCGGCGGCGCTGCCGGCCACGCTGAACGATTCCGGCGCCAGGCGGATGCGCTGGCGCAGCCGCTCGTCGTCCTCGGCGTCGGCGCCGCCGGCGCTGACTTCCGTGTTCCTAACGGTCACGTTCACGCTCAGGTCGTCCACCAGCTGGTTGATGGCGCCCGGCTCCTGGCCGTTGCCGTCCATGCCCGGTTCCACCGCCACCACGGCCAGGGTCGTCGACACCTCCTGGTCCTTCAGGATGTTCACCACCGCTTCATCGATGGTCTGGAACTGGATGTCGCCGCGGCCCGCCACCAGCGTCTGCCGCTTGATGACCACCGTCTGCGGCGCGCCGGGCGCGAAGGTGAAGCTCACCTTGCTGCGCGCCGGCTGGGCCGGCAGGCGGGTGACGCCCACCAGCTCGCCCAGGTAGTCCAGCATCGGCGCGCGGGCGAAGGCCACCAGGTTTTGCCGCCCGGCGTCGTTGAAGGCGGCGCGCGCCACGCTCTCGCGATAGGCGATCAGGTCGATCAGCAGCCGCTCCACCTGGCCCGGATACAGCGTCTTGCCGGCCATGTTCTGGTAGGCGGTAATCAGCTCGTTGGTGATCTGCTGCGGATCGTCGTCGATAAACTTCGGAAGGTCGGTCGTCGTCTGATTCATGGCTCTTGTCCTAGATTCACAGCCTGAGTTCGGTTTCGCGGATCACGCCGTCGGCCAGCTTCCATTGCGCGCACAGATGCGCGCCGCCGTCGGCCTCGATGCTGAACAGCACCTTCAGCAGCTGGATGCGCGGCTCGCCGTACAGCGGATGACTGATCGCCGCCACCGCTTCCCGCACCACGTGCGGACGAGCGCGGTCCACCGGGTAGTCCAGATAGCGGAACAGGTCGCTGCCAAACTCCGGCCGCAACGGGTCGCTGCCCTTGGGCGTGCCCAGGATGATCCGCAGCGCCTGGTGGATGTCGTCCAGGTTTTCCACGATGTCGGCGACGCTGGCGCCGGGCTTGGCGTCGCGCGGCTGCAGCGCCGGCTGCCAGTGCAGGGATGAGATGTCGGTTAGCTGTGTCATGGTGTCCATGGTGCCAAAGCGCCGCAGACGCGGCTTTTCAAGAAATTTAGGAAAAAAGTTGAAGCGGGCGCGGATAGAGGGTGACCGCCTCCCGGCACGGCAGGCCCATGCCCCAGCGCAGCGAAGCCCCGCCGTCCAGCCGCCCCCGCTGCCAAGGCAGCACGGTGACGGTTTCGACGCCGCCATGGGCCGCGCCCAGGCGCAACGGTCCTTGCTGGCGCAGCTCGCGCCGCGCCTGCGGATAGACGCTGGCCACCTCGCCGCCGGCGGAAACGGCGGCCACGACCGGCAGCCGCTCGCGCAGTTCCACCCGCAAGTCCAGGCTCTCCAGCCGGGAGCGGGCGTTGCGGTACTGGTCCAGCATCTGCCGCAGCGCCCGATAGGTGGCTTCGCCCAGGCCGCGGCCGGACAGGTCGAGATCGACCTTGAAATGAAAGGGCCGGCCCTGGTACTCGAACCACTCGCTGATGCGGCCATCCAGGCCCAGCGTGGCCAATACCCGCTGCAAGGCCCAGCGCGTGCCCTTGTAGCGGTGCAGTTCTATCGCCTGCTTGATCAGGTCGCGCCGCTGCGCCTCGCCGGCGGCCAGCTGCCAGCCCTCGTCGCCGGCCACGTGCAGCTGCTCGGCCAGCAGGGGCAGAAAATCGGCCTCCACCTGATCCACCAGGTAGACCAGAAAGGGCGCCAGATCGATGCGCTGCAGGCGCCGGCTCAGCTCGGCCAACGGCGACAGCCGCCTGTCGCCGGCCAGCACATTGGGGGTGATGTCGGTCATCGGATAGCCTTGGGGAAGGCGCGCCGGCCGGGATGGCCGGGCGTGGGAAAGAGGAGAGGCCGGCGGCGCGCGGCCGCCGGCCGGGGATCAGGCGCCCCGGGAGAACAGCTTGAGAGAGGAACGCCAGAAACCGCCGGCATTGGCCGCATCGCCTGCCGGCGCGGCCAGCGCGTCCGGCGATTCGGCCAGCTGCCGCAGCCTGGCCAGCGCGTTCTCGGCCGCCGCCCGGGCGGCATCGGCGTCGGCCGCCTGGCGCACCGCCTCCTTGCCCGCCAGGCGCAGCGCGCGGATCGCGTACAAGGCCTGGTCGCAGGCGGCGACCTTGGCCAGGATGCCGTCGGCCGCGTCCTTGCCGCTCAAGCCCTTGGCGTCGGCCCAGGCCTGCACGCCTGCCGGCACGTCGCCCTTGTAGCCGGCGTCCTTATACGTCTGGGCGTCGGCGGCGGCGCGCTGGTATTCCAGCGCGCGCAGTTCGTTGCCGGCATATGCCTGGCTGGCGGCGTCGGCGAAGGTATCCAGGCAGCACAACAGGCGCAAGCGCAATTGCTCCAGATCTTCCCTTGGCCGCGGCGCATTGCCCTGGGCCAGCCAGGTTTGGTACTCGTCCCAGAAACGATGGCCGCGCGGGATGTGCATGCCGTCTTCGATGCGAACGATCACGTCCGCCTGTTCAGTCAGTCGATACATGGTCTGCTCTCCGTTTACAGTTCGGCGTCGGCGGTCCAGACGGCTTGCATAATGGCGTCATCAGGAAATGGCGGCGTATATCCCGCGCTACCCCAAGTAAAACCATCCCGCCAGTCATCGTTAGGCGCCCAGTTATAGAGACAACCTACGGGTTGCCCCGAGCCGCCCCCTAGGTTATTCGGCCCCTGACTCGCGTTATACGTCTGCGCTTCTCCCGCTTTACCGGTAAAGGGGTTGTAAAACGAAATCGCCGGCCTCCTCCGCTTCATCTGATGAAAACTCACCCAACCCATATTGTCATTGACGCCTACATACCGGGCCACCGCGCTTCCCATCTCGTAATAGCGCTGGCACAACGCCAGCTCTTCTCCCGGCAAGCGGCGCTCATACTGCGTCGCGACCGGCCCTTCCTCCAACTGCACCTGGGCGATGTCGAACACGCCGGTTTGCGCGGTGGCAATGGCATTCAACTCAGGAAGCGCATCGCTATACGAAAGACCGATAAACACGCTCAGGCAATCATCGCCTTGGCTACCGATGGCACGCCCCTGCAAACTGGGCGAGGTGAATGTGAAACTGAAACGTTGCCAGGCACTGCTCAGATTTGCCGCGGCGCTATTCAACGCCCGGTTTTTGAGCGCCTCGACATAAGGCGCGCTGAACCACTGCTCGACATAAGCCAGGATGGAGCAAGGCTTATCGGCCCTAGCCCAGAAGCTCAGCGTCAGCTGCTTGCCGGAAAAGCGGCGCAAATTCTCGACGCGCTGGTTGATCTGGCAGTACTCCCGGACCTTGGATGAGGGGGCCTTGGTCAAGGCTAAACGCAGGAAAGAAGTCGCTCCGCCAAGCGCCTCGGTATCCGCTACGCTGGCATCCATCTTTGACATCGTCACCCCAGACAAGCCGCTACCCAGATCCATCAGCCAGCGATCTGCGGAACCGTATCCGGTTGTCGTCTGACTCAAGCCGCGCTGCCAAATGTCGAAGCCGCCGTTGATCAAGACATTGCGCCGATAAGCCTGCACCGGGAAAGTCTGCGCCGGGTCGAAGGCCACCAGTTGCGAGCCGCCCAGCACTTCGCCGCGCGCGCCCACCGTCACCCGGTTGTAGCTGCCGGCGGTGACGCCGGTGCGGCCGGAAACCCGTTCGAAGGACAACGGCGTCTTGCCCAGAGTCACCGGCGCGCTGGCGTCCAGCAATTGCCAGATCGACCCGCCGTTGGCCGCGCCCTGCTCCACCGCGACGAACAAGCCCGGCGTCACTTCCAGGCTGATGTTGGCGTCGGCGGCGCGCGCCCAGCTGCCCGCGCCGGCCAGGTAGATGCCGTTGTCGGCGCCGGCGGCCTGGTTCTTGACCAGCACCCGGTCGCCCAGCTGCAGCACCACGCCGTCCACCGTCTGCAGGCCGGCCAGCGCGATGGGGGCTGTAGTGGCGGCGCGGACCGACGGCTTGCCGTCCAGCTTGGCCAGTTCCTCGGCGATGCGTTGATCGACGCTGCCGCGGGTGGCCAGCACCACGCTCGGGTCCACCATCAGCGTCACCGCCGCGGCATTGGACACTTCCAGGATCATGCGCACGTAAAGCTGCTTGTTGGCGCCGTCGGCCAGCACCGGCTTGTAGCTTTCCGGAAACTTGCCCACCGCGAACAGCGCGCCGTCGGCGTCGAATACGCCCACTTCGCGGATGGTGAAGCCGCCCACCTGGTCGGGGATCACCAGCTCGGCGACGATCCAGTTGGGATTGGCCGGGTCGGTGGACAGGTGGTTGAGGCCGGCGCGCCAGGCCTCGCTCTTCAGCGCGGTCTGGCTTTCGGTCGGCGTGTAGTACGCGCCGTTGTCGCCCTCGCCCACCGCCATCTGGCTGAGCTTCAGCGGCGCGCCGCCGCTGGCGGCCGCGGCCAGCTTGGCCTTGCCGACGGCGGTGAGCAGGGTGAAGAAATCGTTGTTCATCATGGTCTCCAATCAAACTGCGAATAAGATTGCGCGGCGGCTCACAGCGGCGGGCTGGTCGGGCCGTGCGCGCCCATGTGGTTGTGGCCCACCAGGCTCTTGCCGCTGGCGGTGACGTCGCCGCTGACGCTGACGCTGCCGCTCACCGTGGCGCCGCCGCCGCCGGACACCGCCAGGCCGCCCTGGCCGGTGATCGCGCCCTGCACCGTCAACGTGCCGCTGATCTCGGTGGCCGGCGCGTCGATGCTGACCTTGCTTGCAGCCTTGATGGTGACGGTCTGGCCGCCGTCTATGGTGATGCTGGACGCCGCCCGGATCTGCACGTCGGCCTGGGTGTCCACCACCACGTGCTTGACCCCGCCGTTGACGGTCAGCTGGCTCTGCTTCCGGTCGTACTCCAGCACCGCGCCGTCGGCGAAGCGGCGCTGCCATTTCTCCTTGCTCACCACCGGCACCGCGTCGGCCTCGGAATAGATGGCGCCCAGCACCACGCCGTCCTCGCCGCGGGCGTCCATCAGCACCGCCACCTGCTCGCCAACGTCGGGCAACCAGTAGTCCTTGTCCTTCAGGCTCTTGCGGCTGAGCACCGGCAGCCAGGCGGTCAGCAGCTGGCCCAGTTCCGGCAACCGCACCCGCACCCGCTGGGTGGCGGCGTCCTGTTCGGCCACGCTGCCGAATTTCAGCGTGGCCAGCGCGTCGGGCAGGGAAACATCGTTCATTTCTTCTCCTTGGCCGCGGCGGGCGCCGCGCGTTTCAGGTCCAGTTCGCAGATATAGCCTTCCTGCCGCGACAAGCGATGGCGGGCGCGCTCGATCAGGTAGCGGCCGGACAGCTTGCCGAAGCCGGACAGCTCCACGTTGCGGCCGGCGGCCAGCTGCGGCGAGCCGTCCACGGTGACGCTCATCTCGGTGCGCGCCAGCTGGCGGCGCTCCATCTCGGCCTTGGCCTGCAATTCCGCCTGCTCGCGTCCGCCGGACTTGCGGGTGAGCTTGACCACGTCGGCGCTGCTGGCCTTGCCGCCGGGCGAGCGCGCGTCGGCGCCCACCCGCGCCGTCTGCAGCTTGCGTTTGTGCGGGTCGTGGTAGCTGACTTCCACCGCGCTGGGCACCTGCGACAGCTGGTCGCGCGCGCGCCAGGCGATCAAGTCCGCCGGCGCGAACTGGCGCACGCTGGCCGACGCCACCAGCTCGGCGCGCTTCCAAAACACCAGCTTGCGGTTGTTGTCCATCACCTTGCAGACGTAGCCGTAGTGGCTGGACACCCGCTGCAGGAATTGCAGGTCGGTTTCGTGGTACTGGGTCAGGCGCTCGATTTCGACGTCCTCGATCTTGCCTTCCAGCTTCATGCCGTGGCGCTTGGCGATGCGCTGCGCCAGCGCCTGCAGCGTCAGCTTGTCGTAGGCGCGGCCCTCCGGCGTGCGCAGCGGATGCTGAACGCCGGTGGCCAGCGCGCGGATGTGGACCACCGACGGCGGCGCGCTGTAATCGACCTCGTCCACGTCGAAGCTGCCCAGCGCCACCAGCGCCGCGCCGCGGTAGCCCAGCTTGAAATCCAGCGTCGCGCCCTTGTCCGGGTACCAGCCGTTCAGCCAGCGGCCGTCGCAGTCCTCCAGTTCCACCTCCAGCTCGTCCGATTCGCCGGACAGATGGTCGGTGTAGCTGATGTTGAGCGCGTACTGGGCGATGTCGGCGGTGATGGACTTGCCGTTGTAGCTGAGCTCGAAGGCCGGCGCCGCCACGTCCTGGATGCGGCTGTCCATCATGGGCGCCTCCATGGCGGCAGCTCATCCAGCGCGGCCTCGTCGCGCGCCTCCAACAGCGGGATGGCCAGCTGGGTGCCGGCCGGCAGCGTCTCGCAGATCGGCGCCTGCGGATTGGCGGCGATCAGCATCACCATCTGGCCGACGTCGCCGTAATAGCGCCAGGCGATCTGGTCCCAGCGCTCGCCTTCCTGGCAGGTATGCTTGAGAAACATGGTTCACTCCAGAATGCGGCGCAGCACCGCTTTGGCGGCCAACTTCGCCATCTCGATGTCGCGGGTCGGCCAGTTTTTGTCGATATCGCGGACCGTCGCCTCCGCCTTGCCCAGCTTGTCGGCGACGTTGTCCAGCGTGCAGCCCTGCATCGTTTCGGCCAGCGCGCCAAGCTGGCGGCCCATGGCCTGAAACTGCGGGATCAAGGGCTTAATGCTCTCAGCCAGCCGCGAATACGGCTGGATGAACTGGTTCAGTCGCTCCACGCCCTGGGCGATGCCCGGCACCGCGGTCTGCACATCCTTCAGCACGCCGGGCACCCGGCCCAGCGCCGACAGCGGATCGCGCCGCGCCAGGTCCTTCAGCTCGCGCACGTCGTTGACCACCTTGCGCGCCTGCACCGCCATGGTCTTGGCCTGGGACAGCGCCTTGCTCAGGCCGGACAGGTCCGGCTTGAAGCCTGCGCCGGCCAGCGATTGCTGCAGCTTGGCCTGCGGCAGGCCGCTGACGCTGCCCAGCAGGCCGGGCTTGGGCGACGGCGCCGCCTGGCCGCGGAACTCGCGCAGCGACAGCTGCGCCTCCACCGCCAGCAGATTGCCGCTGCGGTCGCTCTGGCGGCCGGTGCTGGTCAGCTCGGTGATCACGAAATGGCCCTTGTGATCGCCGTTGCCCAATACCAGCGCCAGCGCCTGGTGCGCCTGGCGGGCGGCGTGCAGCCGCTGCAGCTCGGCGTCCGGCTGGCAGTAGGCGGCGTGCAGCACCAGGTCGATGCGGACCTCGTCCAGACGGTCGCCGACGAACTGCAGCACCGGTTTGCCGCCTATCCGCGCGTGCTCGGCGTAATCGCTGCCGCCGCGCTGCTCCAGGCCGTCGAAATAACTGATCAGGTCGAACTCGATGTCACCCAGTACCGCGTACATCGTTTGCTCCTTTCCTCATGGATGCGTCTCCTCAGCCTCGGGCCGCGTAGCTGCGCCGCTGCCGGTCGGCCTCGTAGCGCTTCATCATTCGCTCGAACTCGGCGAAGGACAGCTGCATCGCCTGCTGCGCCTGCTGCTTGACCCCGGCGGCCGAAGCGCCATTGACGGTGATTTGCGGCGAGAAGGTGATGTTGAAGGCTGCGGCGGGGCCGGCTGGCTTGGCCGCGGCCTTGCTGGCCGCCTGCTGGATGCGCTGCAGCTGTTGCGCCTGCTGCGCCTGGGCGGCCGGCTTGGCCGCAGGCTTGGGCACGGCTTTGGCCTGAGCCGCCGGCTTGGGAACGGCCACCGGCTTCGGCGGCGTCACCGGCTTGGGCACCCCCGCCGGTTTCGGCGCCGCGCTCGGCTTGCCTGCCCAGTTGCCTATCTTCTCGCCCAGCCATTCGCCGCCTTTTTGCCCCAGCCAGCTGCCCACCTGCCGGCCGACAAAGGTGCCGACGCCGGGCAACAGCATGGTGCCGATGGCGGCCCCGGCCGCGCCGCCGGCCAAGGCCCCGGCGGTGCCGCCCAAGGTCTTGCCGTAGGCGGCCGCCTTGGCTTGCGGGCTCAGATTCGACTGGCTGGTGGACAGCAGGTCCATGCCCACGCCCAGCAGATCGGCCTTGCCGATCAAGCTCTTCAGGCCCTTGCCGCCCTTGCCCAGCGCCTGCAGCCCGGTCTTCAGCAAGCCGCCGCCGGACTTGCCCGGCTTCAATCCGGACAAGGCGTTCTTGCCCTTGTCCAACAGACCGCGCGCGTTCTTCAGCGCATTGCCGGGTTTGGCCGGCAGCTTGGCTGCCGGCTTAGGCTTGGGCACCGGTTTGGCGGCGGCCTTTGGCTTGGCGGGAGATTCGGCCTTGGCCTTGGATGGAGGCCTGGCAGCGGCTCCGCTCTTAGGCGCCGTCTTGGTCGCCGTTCTCGCTGCCGTTTTCGGCGCAGGCTTGGCAGCGGGCCGTTTTTTCCCCTTACCGCTCTTGCCGCCGGCTTGGGATCCGCCGTCGGCCTCGTCGCCACCCAGCAGGGTGCCGGCGGCAGCCATCGTTTTCTGGAAGACATTGCCCGACGCGCCGGCGTAGGCGCGCAAAGCCTTGCCCGCCATCCCGCCGGCCTTGGACACGGTCTTGCCCAGCTCCTCCAGTTGCCCCAGGCCGCCCAATATCGAATCGACGCTGGGCAGCACGCCGCCCAGCTTGGCGTTGAGCTTGCCATGCACGTAATCCAGCGCTTCGCGGCCCTCGCCTTTCGACAGCGCGGCGCGCAGCTTGCCGCTGGCGTCGGCGATCACCACGCCGCCGCGCTTGGCGTAGTCGGCGGCGCCGGTCAGGCTCTTGCCCGCGTTGCCCGGCTTCAGGTCCGACCATTTGACGCCGTCCAGACTGCGCAGCGTCACGCCGGCCAGCTGACCCGTCTTGGACACCACCTGGCCCACCGTCTCGGCGGTCTTGAGGCCGCCCAGGATCTTGTCGACGCTGGG